GCCACGATGGTATCAAAGATTTCTGCGATCATGAACCTGCACTCCTTTCCTAACTATTTAACTAATTCTTCTTTCGCCAATTGCTTTAATAATTTAGCATCATTGGGGAAACTTGACTTAATGGGGATTTGAAACCCATCATCTGTCACAAGAATCACATTAACATACGTACGCGATTCAGTAACACCATTGACAAGAGTGTCTTTGGTAACAGTCTTTCTTACTAATTTCATTTTCTTCCTTCTCCTTTCCTGTTGAGTTTATTATAGCACATATTTTGAATATGCAACTATTATTTTAATGGCGGCAACTTATTGCCCTGATAATCGCCTATATACATACTATTTGGTTTATCATAAACCCCTAATATAAGCATATATTCACCTTCTTCCCAATTAAAATTAATAGCATACTGAGTTCTGAATAGATCTATTGCATTATTTGCAGATAATGCTGTTATATAATACCATTTAATCTTTTCAAAACCATTTACATAAATATGTTGTACCTTCATAACATACTTTATCCACTTGTAAGCGCGATATCTATCTAATCTTTCATAACCTAATGGGTCTTTATTCTTTTCCATTAAAATGGTGGCTCCTTATCCTTCTTAAAATTTCCATTCATTTGTTTATCAGCATAAATATCAGATAAGTTTTTAAAGTTTCTAACAATGTAACTTGCATACTCGGGAAACATCTCTGCTATTTGTGTTGGTCTATGTTCAGATAACAATGTAATCACATTACTCGCAATATCATCAGCACTTATTTTTCTTGATCTATATTCGCCTTCTTCATAAAAATCTTTTTCTTTCTTACAATACATTGAACATTGATAACCAGGACTAAATGCAACTTCTATGTGCGCTCCAGGATATCTTTCTTTCATTTGTTTGAATGTGGCTTGATTAACATACTCAACATAAATTTGTAAATGAACTAATTTTGTTGTTGGTGCTGTTTCTTTACCTACAATAATGTATTGATGCAACAAACCTGATTCTTCATTTATCTTTGCTACAATGCTTTCGCATGATGCATTAGATCTAAAATGTTCTTGCCAATTATTCCATGTAATCATCCATCTTCTATACCTTGTTTGATTTGTTGGTTCTACATTATTATTCTTTGGCATTATTTAATTCTCCTTTCTTTTGTTTGAAATAAAATTCTTGCTTGTGAGCGGTTGCGCCTAAGGTCCATGTTGCGGCCTTTGACTTTGTCCTACTGAACGACACTTTAAGTTGGAGAGAGTTTGCTTACGCTAACTTGACTCTTTTCTTCTTACGACTTTTACGACACGACTTTACGACACGACTGTTCGTTGGCCTTAACCTGTGACCTGTACGGCTCACGCTTGGCACAGCTGCTAATCTTCTTTCTTTTCTTTTGTTTGTCTCGCAGTATTCTGTTTCTTACTGCTCGACTGAATTAAATAATCTACTGCTTCTTGATCTAAACTTTCTTTTTCTTCGGAATTCACAATTACACTTACTAACCAATATAATAACTCAAATATAGTTAGACCTATAATTACGCTTCCTATCATACTTAATTCCATACATTCCCCCCTTTCTTTCCCTATACTATACCACGAATATGTGGTTTTATGGGCATAATCTCTAATCTCTTAGTCTCGGTGGGTAATACTACCCACCGAGTCAGTTTGTTCCTTTGTATCTACGGATCCAGTGCCATCAGATACTATCGTATCTGATTGGCCAGTGGGTTTTAGGAAAAACACATCTTTGAAGTATCGGGTATTGTACTGGATCCGTTTCTTTGTACCCATTAGGTACATGGGTTTTATAAGACCGTTGGTTGCAATATATTGGTCGGCAATAGCATCGGACATTCCATTTACGATTCTTCTTTTCATTGGTAATAAACTTCGTTCAGCTGATTCATAACGATCATAATAAGTAATGAACTGAATATAAATTGGTCCTAACCAGAGAACCCTTTCTGATTGGACATAACCATCTGCTAATTCTCTAATTGGTTTCCATACTCTACTTAATGATTGAACATTAACATGCATATTACTTGCATATAAGTGTCTTTGTAAAGCATACAATAATGGTAGTGATGGGTATTTTTTATGTAGCAACCAATCATATTGACTTGGTAACATTACACCAGCATCAGATATATAAATATCAAATCGTTCATTTAAATTAGGTTTTACTTTTGTTATTTTTCCATTAATCATTTCTTCATATGTATTAGGCCACAATGAAATATCATTCATAACTATTGGAAGTGTCTTTTTACCAAATGGAATATTTGAATAATGATGTTTATTTCTTGCATTAATTATTTGTTGAAACAACATATCTTTACCAGCACCTTTTTTACCAAAAACAACCACATTGTTTCTTTCAAATTGTTTAACTAAAAAAGACAAATTCATCCTACTACGGATGATGAAGTAACCAACTAATATTGTTCCTATTAATAAGACTAATTCCATTTTACCACCAACGTGTCATTGATCTAAATGCATTAAATACATGAACTATCAAAGCTACGAGAGCGATATAAAATAAAATCATTGTTACATGTGTTAATAATAAAGCAAGTTCATTATAGTACAACGGGGTTGTACCTGTTGTATTTAAAAATGTATCAATAATAAATTCATAGACTAAATCGTACATTCTACTTACCTCCTTTGAACACAAATAATATTGCAGCAATTCCTAATAATACCCAACCAATTTGTTGTGCATCTGTTCCTAAATAATCAGTTAATATACCACCACGATTAGCATCATAACCAGCTTGATAAGCATCTGATATACCTAAATCTTGTAAATACCATGCATCAAAATAACGAGCACCTGAATCTTGCATAGTCCAAAATTTCAAATTAGTAAATGATGGAATTAAAACTTTTGACAATGATGTTGGTCCAATACGAGCATGTTGGCCATAATAAAAACCAAATGGAGCAGTATCAATCCGTTGATCAACATTAAATTCACCAGAAGTAGATGATGTATCAAAAAATAAAATAAAATCACGATTAGTTTGATTATCAAAAGTAAAATCAAATTTTTGAGAAATTGAACCAACTGATGAATTACTACCAATTCTATTTTCATCAGGTTTATAAAACATTCCAGAAGATTCCCAAGTAGTATTAGATCTATTAAATCTTTGTGTAACAACAAAACCATCTATGATATTTAATGTATTAAGATAATTAAAATAAATACCATCAACAATTCTTGTATATAGAGGAATTGAATTTACACCATTAGCATTAAAGTATTGTTCTGATGCTGCGGCATTCCATGTATAAGAATAAGCATATGTTGCTGGTGGCGTTAATGATGCCAATGCTGGTTTTAATTTTCCCAATGTGGTTAAAGCTGTTCCCATTGATAACATTGCTACTAACATTAAATTTTTATTGATCATACTAATAATCCTTTAATCCATTGTCCAACCCAAATTAAACCTAAAGTAACTGGATTTAACAATACTTGAACAACTGATGTTGGTTCCATACCAGGAAAAATTGAATCTACTCTAAATAAATATGTAACCATAGCTTGAGCAATTGGTGCCAATGTAACAACAACCCAAACCATAAATTCAAATGGATTAGAAATATCAAATGGAATATCAATAATTCTAATTCCTGAACCACCACCACCTGTTGCGAAAATATACATTATGATCTACCACCACGAATCAATCTAAATATAAATGAAAAAATAACAAACGCCATTGGAAATAACATAACTGTTCCTAACGTTAATTGGTCAAAAATCTTGATATTAAATATATTAGATAAACCACCAAAAACTGTTTGAATTAATAAACCAATACGAGACGTAACATTTGATTCAGCACTATCTTGACCATCAAGAAAACCATTATCATAACCTAAATCATAACCTTGTTCATAACCATCAGTATAAGTATTTGTATCTGGTTGTGTTCCTTGTCCAATCCAAAAACCACGTAAATAAACATTAGCAGTAGATAATGGTGAATCTAAAGTAACTTTAGAATATGGCGGCAAATAATACATTTGAATATTCGTAGTAGATCTAACAAAATTAGTAGTAATCAATAAACCACTTGCAGACATGGGATTAGCACCAATAGAAACATTATCAGATGGTTCATATGTTAATGTCCAATTACTTGTAGTTGTAGTATCAGATATATTAACACCAACTTGATAATTTATATTAGTTGGATTTTGTAAAACCAATTTAACCTTTTGTTGAGCTGGTGTTGTAGTAGCATTTGAACCTAATAAAACTTCACCAGTTGATGGGTACCAAAATGATGCATCCTGAGTAAATGAAGTAGTTGTTTGTCTTAATTCAAGTCTAAAACCGATTGTTAAAGTTTCATCTAAATCAGGATCTAAATAAATACCAGATAAATAATCAGCTGTATAAGCATTTGAAGTTGGTTGAGTATAAGCAACACGCATACCATTAGAACCTAAAACCTGACTTGTATATTCAAACCGATTAGAAACTGAATCATGATCATATTTAAATGTCCAACCTGTTGGATCAGCAATATCAATAGCATTAACATTATAAAAAGACTTACCAACCGATAAGACACTTAATAATCCTAATGTTCCAATTGCTAACAACTTTGTTTTCAT